AACCTGCAACTGCTGTAGCAAGTGTTCCTGTAGCAGAACCAAGGACTGTTACTGGAGTAACGCCTGCTGCTGAAGTGACTGCTGAAGTTGTAAGTGTCTTTGTAATTGAAGCATCAGAGAATGTTGCTCCAATTAATGTTACTGTAACTGCTTCTGATGCAACGGGATTTCCGAATACATCTGTTGCTGATACAGCAAATGTAGGAGTTGTTCCTACTGCTGTTGATGTTGGTACTGATAAAGCAATGTTTGCTGCTACTCCTGCTGTACCCTGAATATAAACGATTGTTGAATAGGCACCATTTGTAATGGTAACAGATCCAACTGTTGTTGATGTTGTGTAGGCATAAACTGTCAATGCGGTTCCTGCCGATGTTGCTGAAGTGGATGTAACCCCTGAAGCAACTGTCTTTGGTGCATCTGTTGTATTAAGTGCAGTTACTAAACGAACTGCTCCTGATGCTGTAAATGTAACCACTGTTGCTGTATCTGCTGTTGCAGCAAGTGCAATAGTATTACCCGCAGCAATTACATTTGTTACTGGCACTGCAACTGTTGAAGGTGCAAGTTCCGTTGTCGTGTTTGCTGCAGTTGCTACTGTAACAACTAACGGGGCTGCCGTTGCTGAAACTGTAGATAGACCTGTAATTGCTAGGGCTGCAGCGATAGCAATTGATATTTTCTTGAATGAATTCATTTAATTTATTCCTTTTCTATTTAGATTGTTTTAAAACTATCCAAGTAATCTTCTATATCTTTTACTTGACTAGGTGTATATCGTATCACATTTTCAGGTAGTTCGTCAAACTGCTTAGGTTTGTCCCTAAAAGTATGAACCTCTACTTCGTTGTCTATATTTTTTGGAGTATGTGATATTGCCCCAAATATTGCTCCGCACACTGCATCTGCTAAGTCTTTAGAAGATTTTCGTGGGTGGTCAACTCTATTATTTTTCATGATCTTTAGTTGTGTTAGTTCATCAAACAATAATTCTATTGCTGGCATAGCAACTCTTTCTTCATAAATAAGCATAGCCATATCCTCATAATGTTTTTTAGCAACAGAAACAGTATCAGTTTTTATTCCAACCTGTTTTAATTCATTTTGAATATCAAATGACTGCCAACGGTCAAAAGAAACCATTCCAATATTAAAACCAAGCCTTCTTAAATTCTGAATCCACATTTTAACTTCTGATAAATTTACTGGTCCTTCAACCTTGGGTTCCCACCATGCTACTGCATCTACTACTACTATTGGTGCTACTTGTTCATAATTATTAATTACTTGGATATTTACCCATTTTTCAACATGAGCAATTGCAACAGCACACTTATCATGCTTTTGTGCAAGGTCAGCGTGAACATAATAAACCTTATCTGGATCTGGCTTAAAGGCTTCGTCAAACCTTCTAAAATTATCTACTGGGTTTCGCAGTGTCATACAGGCTCTAACCTTTTCAGACTGCTTAAAGAATGCATCAGATGCAAATGCTGGAACACATGCAAATCTTTGCATAGCATCTCCAAGGTCATTAAGAAAAGCAATCTTAAAGTCATCAATCTTTCTTGTTGGGTTTACTTCCCATGTAGGTTTCTTTAATGCAAATACTCCAGGGTACTTATAAGACAACACATGGTCTTCATCCCAAGTAATATCAAAAGAGTTGTTAGGATCATCTTCAGGTAACAGTGGGTTAATAATAAACTTGTGCGTTCTTTCTACTACTTCTTTTTCTGCTATTACTGCATCGTATCTTTCTGAGATAAAGTCTCCTGGATACCGTGGGAAAGACAGGAGAACTACTTTGCCAAGGTCAGGGAAACGAGAGTCAACTGAACCACGAAACGCTTTGTAGATGTTGTCAGCAGTTTTACCTTGCTCATTGCCAGTTCCAACCTCAGAGGCAAAGCCAGATATCTCATCAAGTACTGCAAGTAAAAGGTTTAAACCTTCGTGTGATTCTCTTTCTGAGTGACCAGAGTAAACAGTAACAGACTTATCAAACTCTACAGAGTCTGCTTTTGCATTATACTTTCCAATAAACCAGGGGGAGTTTTCAATCTTTGTTTTAAATCCTTTAAAAAAAACATTCTTTGCTTGCTGAGCGTTAATGGCCACATTGATTAAGTCTATAGCGTCTCCAGATGGCTTTCCGAAGTATCTCGCAGGGTCTTTAAGACAAAGTAGTTTGTATACAATATAAGCGCAAGCCACAGTAGAGGTGAAGTCTTTACCGCTGCCTTTACCAAGTTGCAAGATGATCTCGTTCTTTGTATATTTTTCATAGTATCTTGCTCCTTTTTCTTCTCCCATAAGGTCAATTAAATCTTCTTTGCGATATATCTGGCTCATTGCCTCAACAATGTCATACTGAATATCTGACAATGCTGGCTGACCGAGATAATCTGGGGACTCAACAAATGTTTTTGTGTCTACTGGAATTTCTTCAAAATTATTATCTTTTAGTACCTCAAGAAACTCATTGAACCTCGTGGACAACTGTAATCACCTCATTGTCTTTTGCAAATGAAGAAAGCCTACGCATAATCTCATCACGAACCTGGGGATATTCTGATGCAATGTCTTTTAAAATAGATACTAAAATTTCTTGACGGTTTTCAATCTCCATCATTTCATCTGCTAACTCTTTATTTTCAAGTAGCCCAGCCTTTTGAAGCATGTCAATTCTTTTAGACTCAATATCCATCACTAACTTAATTGCTGCTGTCTTTGCACTAAGATTATTTGTAAGTGATGCCTCATCCATTACTTCATAAGACTTTGATATAAGTTTACTGTAGTGTGCATCAGCACCAGATAGTGCTTCTTTAGCACGAGCACGGATAGCAGCATTGTTTGATGCACTAACTTTCCATTCATCAATGTATGCAACAACTCTTTGTCTTGGTATTGCAAGGTCTTTTGATATTTGTGTTGGGTCATTGCCCTTTAGGTATTCTTCAACAACATTATTAACCTGATCTAAATGTTTTACTAAATCATCTTCAGTTGTCATGTTGTTCCTCTAATCTTTTAATTTCATCTTGTATGTAAAAAATGGCTTTTTCAAGATCTTGGATTGTTTTTGACTTATCCTTAAGTCCTGCTCTCCAAAGATACTTGAATGCATTACCAATATTAAAGTTGCGATGACGAGTAATTTCAATGCACTCAATCCCAGATGGGTCTGAAGTGTAGTGTAGTGGATTGTTAACTTGATCAACTGTAATATTTAAGTTTTCACTCATCGTCTTCCTCCCAATCAAATGATTCTGGAATACCCTTTAGTGCAGCCAAAGCAAAGGTTATCCCTACTGCGCCAGCAACACCTACTGTAATAAATAATTTTTGAAATTTATTCATCGCTTTGACTTCCTTAATTTAAATTTAGCAAGATATACATAAATAGTTTCAATAGTGACTCCACACTCTTTGGCAATTTCTTCTGGAGATTTTTTATCTACCAGATATCTTTTACGCATAAAGGTTTCATTCATATACAGTTTAGCAGACATAGTCTTATTTGTCAATTCCAATTGCTTTGCTCCAATTTTTTATCGCCCAATGCCCAATGCCACAAGCATCTGCAACATCGTTATCAGTAATAGCCTTATCATAATTAATATTAATAAAATTAATTGTTCTTTGCTTTCTTAGGTCTCTTTCGTAACTTTTGTACCAAGATTCGGATTTACCAGTGTGTTGGGACCTTATAAAAAGTTTTTCATCTTTTGATATTTTTTTATTACCAATAAAGTTTTGCCAAGTTATTGGAGATACTTTTCCTATGTTAGAAATACCAGATTGTCCTGCAGCCCCTAATAGGGCACCTTGAACAAGTGCAAGATCAGCAGCAGTCTTAGGGCTATTCATGAATACGGTATGCTCAATAACAATAGCATCTACATTTATAATGTGCTCAAACAATCCCCTTGACTTTCTACCAGCGTCAATAACTTTTTGATAGATATCTTTTCCCTCAAAATTAATTTTTCCAACTTCTTTTAAAACACCTTTATGAAATGTTGCATAGGCTAGGCTATTGGTACTAGCATCAATTGCACAGATACGATCTGGCTGCATTTCTAACCCCCATTTATTTTTTACCATTTGTTTTACCTTTTATATCTTTTATGGCTTTTATAACTGCGTCTGGATTTATTGAACACGAAGAGCATATTGAATCGTCGTTATAGATAGACAAAGAAGAAGCGCAAGATTTACAAACTCTTACCTTGCCCTTTCTTTTTTGTCTTTTTGAATATAAATATCTTTCAGCAATTTTTTCTTTAGTTGCTAAATCTCTACATTCAGAAGAGCAGTATATTTGATAAGATACTATGCTGCTAAAGTTTTTATCACAAAATTTACAGTTCTTCACCGAGAATCTCCAGAGGCGCTATTTTTAGTACACCTGTACCTGCAGACTCACATGCTTTTTTAATTGGGCATGACTTACATATCTTGGAGTTTGATCTATAGTTTTTGGTTGGCAGGGTTTTGTTTTCCCACGCCTTTCTAACTTGTCTCATCCAATCAAATGCCTGGTCTACCCACCGACGGTAATGATCGTTTACATCTACAGGAATCAAAAGCAATTCATGATTATTTTTATTTTCATAAATCATAACCCCTGTTGGTTTTTTAAGAATCTTCATATAAATAAGCAACTGCATTAGGTGGCCGTTCTTAGCCTTACCTGAAGCCTTTCTATATTCAAACCCTTCATTCATCATTGTTTTAATTTCACCAATGAGTTCTTGTCCCTGCCAATTAAACATTACGTCCCCGTACCCAAAGATAGGGGGATCATCGTGTAGAATCTTAAACTCTGTTGTTGCCTCATTATTTTCATCACGATAAACTTTTACCATATCGGCGTTAAGCATAGCGTTTTGAATTCTTGCGTGAGACAAAGTTCCTGCAGTCATGTTGGCTGATGCATAGGCATCTGCGTTATCTTCAAACATCTGACCACTAAAAGCAAGATACCAATATCTGGCACACTCCCCATGACCGTAAGCAATAGTTGAAGGAGCAAAAGTTTTCTTAGTTGTATGCTTGTCAACACGAGTAATCGTGTATCCTTCTTTAATTTTTGCTTCAAGCCCTGCTATATCCATTGGATGGATTGGCTTTTCTTCTGGTTTAATCATTACAGTATGCAATAAATTCTTTGTCATTATTTTTCTCGTTTCTATTAGTATAAGTATAGCAGATTATCGTGTTATGTATTTTAAAGCAGAGACCAAGTTGTTAATTGATTCTGCAGCAGTGTAATATAAGTTTTTCTTTCCACGATCTGATTTATCTACATTAGCCATCCATGTTGCTTTAAATGCCATCTTAGCAGCAATGGCCTGAAGTCTAACAATCTCAACAGTGGCCACATTCAAAGGAATGTCAGGCTTAATAATGATCTTAGCAATAAAAGTTAGTGCTGTAGTCAGTTCTTCATCTTCCATATAGTCTGCAATTTCTGACAAACCATTTATCATATCTATTGTTGTCTTCTCTTGTTCCATTATTCCTCCACCATATCTTCTAGAATACTCATTTCAATTATAGCAAGTCTAACCTTTGCGTTACCCTCGCCTATTACGACTACAATTGCTGGGTCTTTTCCATTCTTCATTGCATCAGTCGTAGCCTTGGCCCACACATCCTTATTCAATGTAAAGGACTTTCCCACTTCTTTAAAATCTACCACAAAGTTCTTCCAAGAAGCATCACCTTTTTGCATATTTCTGCCAGAATTTTTATGCTGCTTAGCACCAATGCGCTTTGACTCACTTTTCTCCGTCACTTAGACCCCATTTTTGTTTTCCAAATCTAACTTCACTTAAATGCTTGTCTTTACACATCCAGGTTGCTAGTTTTTTATCTGCATATAATCGTAAAGATCTAACCTCTGCCTTGCATTCATGGCAAACAAACTTTCCATAATATACTGTAAAACTATCCATTTAGTTTTGCCTTAATAGATTCCTGCAATTCAAGGTCCTCCCTTACACGATTAACAAATGCTTCTTTACCTTGTACTTTTGATCCATCAGGGAGTATGTACCAGGCACCAGTGCGCTCTACAATACCGTTTAATTCTGCGGTAGTAACCAAGTCGCCAATGGTATCAAGACCAATATCATCACCTCTAAAATAAAAATCATACTCACCAGACTGGAACCCTGGAGAGGTTTTGGAGAATTGTAATTCCCACTTAATGGTTCTACCAACTTTTTCTTCAATTAGTTTATCTCCTACCTTAATTTTTCCTTTAATCGCTTGATTGTCTGATTCGGAACTAAACAATTTAACAATGCAAGAAGAGTAAAACTTAGTAGCCTGCCCACCAGAAGGCTGCTGGCTAGTATACATAGCATTAATATTATTACGAGACTGACTAATGAGAACAAGAAGAGTAGGCTTAACTTTGTTGTTAGCATAATTAAGCATTTTCCATGCGTTACTAAAGTCACGGGATTCTGCTCCAATCTGCTTTGTATTTTCTAATGCCTTCATTTCATCTGTATCTTTTTCAAAATATATTGCAGGAAGCATTGATGTAATAGAGTCTACCACAATTAGGTCTACTCCTGCATTCATTAACCCAACACCTACATCAACCATATCACTAATAGTCCTTGCTTGTGAATAGATTAGTTTTGTTGGATCTACTCCTAAAGTTCTAGCCCAGTCTTCTGAGTAAGACATCTCTGAATCAATCCAGGCACACAACTTTCCTTCTGCTTGTGCTAGAGCGATCATCTGAAGGCACATCGATGACTTTGCAGATGACTTTGATCCCCAGATAAGAACCTGTCTGCCATAAGGCAGTCCACCCCCTAAAGCACGGTTTAAGCCATAACTAGGTGTTGGCTGATATTCATAGTTAACGCCAACCCCAGTTCCAAGTCTTTTTCTTAACTT